ACCTCAATTAAAGTATCTAATACACTATTCATTTTTCTTATTCTTTCTAAAATTATACTCTAAATACTTATTATACTTCTTCATGTGTTCGCTATAATGATCTAATCTATTCTTCATAACTTCTTCGTCTGTGATCCGTGCGAATACATCAGACAACTGAGGATATTTATTCCTATCCAGTACGCCATCTAAAGAATTCTGATTAGAAGCTTCTATCAATAGAAGATCCTTATATATGTCTCTTGGTATTTCCATCTCCTGACCATTAAATAACTTTACCAAATGACCAGTTTCGGTGTCTGATCCAGACAAAAGACCCTCGGGTCTATCTATAATAGACGATAAGTACACAAGAGTCTCTACTCTGCTAGAGAAAAGAGACTTGATCTTATCTGACTCACTCTTTGCATCTAGAAGTTTATATTTTGACTTATTAGATCCATACACCGAGTGCAGTGCAGAAGCTATACAGAGATCCTCATCGAAACCTCTCTTATACAAAGCATTATAACAATCCATGTAATGATCATGTAGATTAGATCCTGCTTTTGATATAACACCCAGTGTTCCTACATTTTTCAAGAAAGCAGACACTTTCTCAAATTTTTCAGATCTAGAAGCACGAAACTTATATACCACTACTTTTCTCATACCGGCATAGAATCGCCCAAGAGGGCGTGGTGAATGGTCTTTGTTACCAGCAAAGATAAAGGCTCTATTCTTCTTCGGTAATACAGCCTTGGTAATCTCACCATTCTCTATAATAACAGTTTCTCCTCCCCAGTCAGGATTCCACTCATCCTCGTGATGACAATAGAATACAACCGTCCACTCGTCGTCTCGACCAGAATCTTTATGAACATAACCATCGATACCATATACGTGCCCGTTCATATAGCACCTGATTAGCTTTTTATCTTCTCCAACATAATTCTTCTTGATATAGTCCCACCCCCTGACGAGGCCGGGAAAATATTCTGCCTTTTTATTCAGATCATCTTCTACATCTGCTAGATTATGAGTAGAAGCTGAATCTACTATATTGACGTTAAAATGCCCATGAATGTCAGAAGTTCCCTGGAGCCAACCATAAGTAAATCTAAATGAACGTACATCGTCCATCACTTCTTCAAATAAATTGTCTGGAAAGAAATTATCAACTACCTGGGCAGTATCTTTATTGAATTCAATCATCGCCTTTATACATTCTCTTTTTAATAGTATCAATCTGATCTTTGGATAAGATAGAAAGAACTTCTTTAGTTCTCCTATCATTATATTTATAATAATCTTTAATTAAATTATATTCTTCCGAAGCTTCAAACTTATGCCACTTTGAGTATCTCTTACCTCTCTTTATAGAGTGAAGATAATAATCATACTGTAACTTATTATCAAGAGAAGCCTTCATATTCATTTCATTTGCATAGAGAATAGTGTCGACATGATATGATAAAGCCCTATTAGTAAGAAAAGGACTATAGCCCTTTTCAGTTGTCTCATCTTCGATAAGATTTTTCTTTGTTGAATTGATTGATGTTACATAATCAAATGGTTTATGTGTCATTGAAACTCGCACTCCACCATGATCTCTGCCATGCAAGCAGATAAATTAATCTCAGCATCTGCAACGAATGCTGCTTGATACTGATACTTACCAAGGATAGTAATTAATTCGGGAATAGATGCTGAAACAAACAAGCCCGCAGCATTATCATAAAATGATCTAAAGATATTACTTTGATCGCTCGTTGAATTTTCAGCAACCCACTTTCTTACATTGGTATAATTTTTAGACTTCATGTGAGATACGAGTTCTTTGATCGAGATGTCTTGTAAGTTTGTCAGAATTCCAGTGTTAATATTACCTGTTGCAGAATATCTTTGAAGTTCATTTAACACTCTTCTCCAATCTGGAAAATACTTTGTGATTACTTCAGCAACTACTTTCTGATCATACTCGATTTTTTCAATATCGAGTATTCCCAACACCCTCTTCATGAATTGAGAAGCCATCTTTGGCATCTGGGATTTCTCAATTTTGAAATCAATGACTGAACACCTCGAGTGTAAAGGTGTAATGATTTTATTCTTGAAGTTACAAGTAAGAATAAATCCACAGTTGTTTGAATACTCTTCCATGAAGTTACGAAGAGCTGGTTGTGTTGAATTGGGATTTAGATAATCTGCTTCATCGAGGATAACATACTTTCTACCACCTTTAAAAGATACAGCGGATGCAAAGTTATTAATATCATTTCTAAGCGTATCGATGTTACCATTCAACGAACCATTGATTATAACATAATCACAATCCAACTCTTCCAACATTGCGCGCGCAATAGTAGTCTTACCAACACCTGCAGTGCCAGATAGAAGAAGATTAGGTATATTTTTCTGATCTACAAATTTTTCAAAAGTAGATTTCAATTCACATGGAAGAATAGTTTCACTTACAGTCTTAGGCCGATATTTTTCGACCCAAAGAAATTCTTCATTCATTATATAGACCTTTCAAATATTAGTTCATAGTTGAATTGGTTTCAACGGCGATATAATATTCTGTATCTGAACCAACAAACTTTGAAATCTTCTTTGAGGAAATGTGTACTTCATAATCGTCAGGAATAATCTTAATGTTCTCGGCCTTAAAAATCATCTTAAAATTACGATTAGAAGAACCAAGGTTGACTGAACAATTATCGCCAACCAAACCCTTTGAGTCGATTGCTTGAATTGAAGCGTTATTTTCTTCACCAACGAAAGCAATCTCCGGTAGTTGAAGTACTGATAGAGCCTTCATGATATTCTGAAGATCTTCATTAGGAAGTGATAATGAGATCTCAGGATCAGGCATATCAATAGTCTTCTCTGGTGGAGTAATAATATTACTAGGATCAGCAAACATATAGTTTAGCTTCTTCTTTCCATCCATAATAGTAACATACTTATCATGAATTTCTAGTTCTGGATCATTAAACAACGATAGAACACTCAAGAACCTTGACAAGTTATAGATAGCAAAATCTGCTTCGAAGTTCTCATTTACACGAGCACTTGCAAGGATTGTTCTTGAAGGAGAAATAGTTGTAATAACGTTACCTTCCTTAAACAATAGAGACGGATTAATTGACGAAAAATTCTTTAGGATCTGCACAGTACGAGCAGACAACTTCACTTTTTGCATATTATAATCTCCTTACTTCTTTTTCAATTTACCAACATCGGCCGTAGCAGCTGCCCCAATAGAAGCAAGATCTGCTAGAGAACCACCAAAGATATACATACCAACATGCTGCATTGTCATCCAAGGACAGAACCAAGTCTTCATATTAAGCTCTTGAATCTTTTGGCAGAACCAGTAATCTTCTGATAGATAACGCTTAGATTTAGGATCGATCTCAGCTTGAAAATACTGCATGATTTCGCGAGTGCCATCAAATGCTTCAGTTCTAACATGATCTGGCTTATACATGTACTGAGGATATGCTTCTGCAAACTTCTTTAAGGTCTCCTTTCTAATCATCATAAACCCTGTTCCAATCTCAAGAACTTCAACTGGTTCACCTATTGGGATTTGACCCTGCTTGCTCTTTGGATTAAATACATAGTCACCTACATACTTTTCAAGATTCTGTGGATTTTCATCAGCAACACCTTTATCTACTGCTTGCTTAATTTTTTCCCAAGAAATACACTTCTTTGGATATGGCCCACCAATTACGTCGTATTCACTTTCATTAGTTTGAAGACCCATTAGAGCAATAACATCACGAGGATTAAAACCAATATCTGAGTCGATAAACATCAAATGAGTTGCGTCTGAACGCATAAACTCATCGCAACAATAGTTTCTAGCACGAGTAATTAGCGACTCGTTGAATAGAAAATAAAACTGAATTTGAATACCATTACTTGCACACAAAGCTGATAGATCAGCAACAGATCGTGCGAACATTCCCGCACACTGTCCGCCATACATCGGCGTTGCAACAAAAAGTTTATTTTTTCTTAAATTATCTAGTTGAAAAGTTAATTCCATTATTTTGCATCCTTATAATGATCTACATATAAACACATCATTACATAATGTAGCGCTTTCAATAGATCTGCTTTGTTAGAACCATTCTTTTTGCCATATCTCCAAAGATATTTCAGCGCAGTATTTCGAAAAGTTGGGGTTGAATCTCCGAGAGCAATCCAAGCATCAAAACACTCAATTCTCTCTTCTTCAGTCTTATAATGTTCTGAATAAGTAGAGTCTATATATTTTTGAAAATCGGAGATAATTTTATCTTCATTATACTTATAAATATAATTTTCTTCATTATACTTATAGGGATAATTTTTATCTTTAGTATAACTTAATTGCACGTTCGAGTATTGTGTATTAACTTTTATTTGTTCATTCATTATGTCCTCATATCAAAAAATTTTCTAGAGAATTTGATTCATTT